TTAATCGAAATAGCCAATACCATCGGATTTCTTTTTCCTCTTCGCGCCTTTACTGCCGGTAGGTGGTTTAATATCTGTTGCCAGGTTAAACGCCATCGCCAGGCCTGAGCTGCTCAAAGAGAACGCCAGGGACTCGATTAACCAGGTGCGATCCTCTTCCTCACCAAATCCCGCCGTTGTTATCCGGCTTTCGGCCGTCAACGGCACATACTGCGGCCGGCCCGGGCCGCTTAGCGTCATTCGCCTTTCGTTCCGGTTGGCCTGCGTCATTTTTGATTTGGCGCTGCTGTCCGCCTGGGCTTTGCTCGGCTGCGTGAAGGGGTTGGACTGGTCAGGCCCATCATGCTCCAGCGATTGCGTTTTAGTTCTACCATCAGCGGGGTCGAAATAGGCAACGCTCACTTTGCCCTTTTTGCCCTTACCGTCTGCCGTCTTCGCCGGCTTTCCCGTTGTGGCCCCGCGCTGGCCATCTGAATAGCTCCACGAGGATAGCGCCTCCCGGGTTATCGTTACGTTACTGAGGGCGCCACCGCTGGCGGTGGTCGCCTCCCCCTGCTCCAGGAACAACCAATAACCACCGGCGGCCTTGCTTACCGCGTTATGCGCACGCGCCAGGCGGGTCATCAGCGCCGCGTCGGACTCTCTCACCTGGTCAATGTGTTCTATCGCGATGCCGGCCAGCTGCGTGGCTATTTTGGGGATGAGGCCGTTATCGGTTGCCACCGTTTTCACAATGTCCCCCAGCGTCACGCCGTCCCAGCTGCGGCTTTTCTGGCTCTGCACATCACCTGGCTGTTTTTGCGCGTTCATTGGGGCCGATGTGGCGTAAAGCTGGATCTTGCGCGGTGGCCCGCTACTGGCGCGGCCAGACACCACAAACCAGCCCTTATCGACCAGTTGGCCATTAAAGCCCAGGGCAACGCTCAGGCGGGCGCCTTTGGACGGGAGTTTTAGCGTTTCCGACAGGAGGGTAATTTGCAGTTCATCAGTTTTGCCCGTGGCGCCGCCGTTGTCCGTTAAGCTGAGATCCACCAGGTTTTCACGAATGATCGCGGTTATATCCCGCCCCTCCGCAATAATGCGGAATTCTGGCCGGAATTCGGCCGGCTGTTTTTGTTGCATCGGTTAATCCCATAGCTGGATCGGTGATTCAGGCGTTGGCGTCTCTATGTCCGGCAAGGTAATGATTAACCCTGCCGGATAAACAGCCCCCAGCGCCGCCAGTTCGCGATTAGCGCCTAAAACCGTTACAACGGTCTGCGAAAGGTTCTCCGTGCCGTAGTGGGCCGCGCAGACGGCATCCAGCACGTCACCCTCACGGGTTAGATAGGTCATCGGCATAATGTTTTATCGTGATCGAGTAGGTTTTCTTGCGGGGGGCGCCACCCGGTAAAAACAGCGGCGTCGTGTCGGAAAATTCGGTAACAACCCACCAGCCCAGCACATCGCCGGCGCTGCTCACCAATTGCTGAGGCTCGGCTTTGTCGGCCAGATCATAAAGCGCATCGATGCCGGCCACACCGTTCCGAAACTGAGAATGCGCTTCCCCGTCCATTTTGACCGTCCTAGCGGATTTCCCTGTGTACTGCAGCAAGTCCTGTTTGCCGATCCGCTCCTGTTCACTCCAGCGCCAACTTGCCTCCCGCGTCAGTTGGTTATAGGTCGCCGTGTCGATAGAAAACTCAAAGTTGCCGAGCATCATCATAATGCTGGCGCTGTCCGCCGGCCGCCGTGCATCGTAGGCGCCCGTGATTGTACCGATAATGTCCACCATTACCAGACCTCCGCAGGGTCATGCATTGCGTTGTTACCGTTAAATACATCCAGGTTTTTCATTGACGTTACGGCGCTATCCGCCACCGCCTGCGGGTCCTGGCCTGGCTGAGCGATCACCGTCATATTGACCTGCTGCCGGCGATTGTCCGTAACCGGCGCTTTCTCACTGCTACCCGAGCCGCTAATACTCCCTATCATTTCTGAGAATTTACTTAATACCGGATCACCTGCACCGTTATCGGCGGTCTTGCTGTAAATATCATCGATACCCTTATCAAAGGCTTTATTGTCCTGAAATAACCACCCTTGCGAATCGGTATTAGCTTTAAACTCGTCCACTTGTTCAACGCCGAGGATGTTCGCGATCGCCTGATTGGACTTGCTCCACCACCAGCCCTTTTCTAAGTCAATCCGCGCGCGCAGGCCGGCAGCCGACGCGGAATAAGGGCGAAAGGTGATTTCACCGTTGGCTTTCACTTTCGAGACGCGCGGGCGTAACAGTTCCACCCGGGCGCCATACATTTGGCGGCGGGTCACAACCTCCTGAGCCGTGGCCATCGATTCACAATCAACATAAGTCACCGCGCGCAATTTGTTTGCGGCCGTTTCCAGCGCCTTCCCGATCGCATCGTCTTCACTGAAACCCGGAGCAATCAAAATGCGCGGCCGGTAACTGGTGACAGATTCGCTTAATGACCAGGCAGCCATAGCGGCGATAAGACTGGCCCGCACGTCGGGATCCACCGAAAACGTCTGCTCTGTGAGCAATTTCGCCCCGCCTTCGGTCGTTAACTTCACACCCTTCTCCGTACTGAGTACGGCAGCGGCTTTATCCTCCCAATTGAGCCGCCAGGGCGGCCAAGTCATTATTATTTCTGGCCTGCTGGCCGGACGGTGATTGTTGGCGGCTGGCCAGTAACACATCCAAATCCAGCTGCCAGCGCGAAACGCTGATACGCAAAGCCGCCAGGGCATAAACAAAACAGTCGAGGGCCTCGTTTCGGCGTTTTTTGGCGTCCCAGAGCAATTTAATTTTCCCTTTCTCATATTTTTCTATGAGTTCCTCTGCCGTCATCTGCTCGGCTTCGGTCAGGTCGAAAACCGCCGGATTATTCGGGTAGTGGATAAGCCCAGGAACGGGGGAGCCATCAGCGGAGCGTTCCAGTTTGTAGCGGCTGTAAATGACTTCTTTGGCGACGTCAGTGCCGATTTCTGTCAGAAAAACGCCGTGGCTGTTTTTCTTGCGCGGCATGTTGGCCACTGGCTTCCCATAAACGCTGGCGCCCTTGATCGGGATTACCCGAAAGAGGCCCAGTTTTTTCGAGCGGTTATAAACTATCGTCTGGTCGATACCGCCGGTGTCCCAACAAACACGGCCAATGGTCATGATCGTGCCGTCGGCCAGCTGATACTGTTTGTTGATGGCCTCATCAACACGCAGCAACGTTTCCTCTTCATCGTGCCGCCCCATGATAATCACGCGGTCGATCAGGAATGCCTCTTCACCTGGCGCCCAGCCCCAAACACGCATTTCGTAACGGTCGAGCTGGGAGTCAATGCCGGCAGTGAGGTAAACCACACGATCGGGCACCTCTGCCCGGTAATGTTCTGCCAGTTCAACCAGGGTTTCAGGTAACGGCCGCTCCCCCACTTCCTCGGCCCAAGTTTCGCCTAGCGTCGTGTTGGTGAACGTTTTCAGCTTGCCCGGGTCGCCCTTCGTCTTTCTAAAGTCCTTAACGATTTGCGCCCAGGTAGTAAACGAGCTGTAAGCGGTCCAGATGTGAAAGGATACTGATTCAGGGGGATCAACCTCCTGCCCCGTCGATTCGAACCAGCGGAGGCCATCAGACGTGTAAAGGCCCGTGTTTTCACAGATATAACGCGCACCACTAAAATTAAGTTCCTGCTGGCGTATCACGCAGGCGTTATGCTCACAGAGATAAAAAACCGTCTTCGGCTTCCCTGATTCCCACTTAAAACCGTATGGCGTTTCACGATCGCCGAACTTTAAAAACTGCTCCTCGTCGCAATGTGGGCATTTCACATGAAAACGCATCAAATGCCCGGATTCACTGGCGGCGCGTTCTATCTGGCATATGCCCCTGATTTTCGGTGTAGATCCGCGTATCGACTTTGGCCACACTGAGCCTTCTATGCGCTTATCACCCAGGAACGTCGGTGAACCCTCTTTCTCCACATCCTCATCAAAGGCGGCCAGTTCGTCATAGCCAACATAATCGACCGATTTTTCACGGTAGTTTTTTGCCGCTTTACCTCCCAGGCACCAGAAACCCCGACCGTTCGAAAAACGCTTCATCGAAAGCGTGTTATCGCGGTGTTTTTTTCCGTACCAGGGCGCCATTGCCAAGAGACTGGGAACGTCGCGGATCGTCGGTTCGACGTGCGACTTCATAAAATTTTCAGCGTCGCCATCCGTCGGCTGCCACAACAGCCCGTTTCGCTGTTTGTGCTGGATAAAATACGCCACGACGGCCAGCAACATTTTTGAATAGCCGACGCGCGCCGACTTAATCAGGTTTACCTCCCGGATGTCATCGCTCCCCATTGCGTTCATGATCGCAACCTGAAACGGCATCGTTTCCCAGCGCCCCTCTTGATAGGAGGATTCTTTGGGGAGGTAATAAAATTCGTTAGCCCATTCGACCGCCGTCATAGGAACGGGGCGGAATAGCGAACGCAGACCGGCGGCAACCCAATAACGCAGCCGATCAATCCGTTTGTTCGATATACTCATTCAGCAACCCCGGAAGAATTTCATCCAGCGCAGCCGCTTTATTCATGGCTTTCACCACATCCCGCTTTAAAAATTCGATATGCCGATTTTCCAGTTCAGGAAAGCGCCGCTGCATTGAGAGAGGAATGCCGTCAAGAATGCCGGCAATCTCCCCCGCAACCTTTGACAGGACAAACATGCAGAAGCCGGTTTCCACTACCTCGGCGGAGTCTTTAGCATTCTTTAATTCCTGGCCGTCGGCCTGAGCACGGGTTAAACGGTAGCGCTCATAATCGATAGTGCCGGGCTGCAAGGCCTCATCCCCGCTTTGCTGCAGGGCGTCCAGCTCTTTACGCAATATCTCGTTTTCTAGCGAGGCCTCGCGGTCGGCGTACCAGGTAATAACGCCCTTTGTCGAATAGGTATTTTCCCCGCCTTTACCGCCGTTCCCCTCGCCGGCCACTACCGGCATTCCTTGCGATTGCCATGTGGTGATCGTGCGCGTTGAAACTTCGAAGAGATCCGCCAGTTGTGCCTTTGTTACATTCATAAATCCCCCCGAAACTCCTTTTTATTAACATTTTTTTAACCGGGAAGTGATTTCCCGAAAATCGAGAGGATCTCGATAGGATCACTTCCCGCTCTGGCTATAGGTGAATTAAGTAAAAACAATGCGTTAGGTGTTAAGTGAGAAGGAAGTGGGATCCGCGTCCAAAAAGCTCATAAATAGCGACTTTTCGCGCGTCTCCCGCCCCTCGGTGTTTTGAACGCCAGGAAGGACCCACAATGATAAGAATCATTATCACTTTTCAGTCCATCGCTCCCGGAATGGGGATGATGGCCTTGTTTATCGTGCATGACGCAGCGTCGGTTTAGGCACTCTGTGATAGGCAATAAAAAACCCGCCGTAGCGGGTTCTGTTATTTTGATAAACTAGGTCCAACACTGCAAAGCCACTTCATATACAACATTTCCCCGCTTCTTGTGGGTAATTGCATTGATACATAGCCAGTGTCACGGTCAGCGATGACTTCCGCCCCCCAATCCTCATGGATAAAGAGCTTCCCACCTCTATCGGTAAGCCCCTCTTTACCATAGCGCTGCACATTCCAACCATCTATCTCGATAGAAGCAAATGTGCCATCTATCTTGCGAAGCCAACCTGAATTTAGGCTTCCGATTGGTTTGCTATCTGAGAAGTTGATATTTCTCTCGAGAAGCTTGCAGTGTAGTCGTCTCTTTTCTGTGTAATTAACCGGATCATCACTTGACGCGAAACTGGCATTTGCTATGAGCATCATAGTGAACCCGGGGATGACATACTTTGAAAATTTTTTAAGAATCATTTAAATAATCACTAATAATAACAATATAAATTACAACTATTTCAAATCTACTTCTTACCGTTGGCCTCAGCCATTTGCAGATATACCGGCGCGGATCCGGTAGGTAGCCTTTTGCTCACATCTCGGTAATGCGCCACACGCTCACAGATGTATCCACGTAGATGCTCAGGTTGCACTAGCTCAACTTGGTCAGCTATCACTGGCTGGTTCATGCGCTCTTTGTACGCTACGCCTGATGCCGCCAAGTCTACGTTTGTCTTGTCCATGTCCTCTTTAGAGAGGTTGGCAAGGTTGAATGATTTGGTCATGGGGATCCTCCTGTTGGGGAGGATTATACATCATCACACAGAGGCCTCGGAAAACACCTCTGTGATGGTTAATAATAAAACCGCCCGAAGGCAGTTATATAATTTTAGAAGAAAGCGATTCGCAAAATTTATCAATAAGACTTTGCATAGCACCTTCCGCGTCTATTACCAATGGGATCATATTTTCAAGGGCTTTTGCTTTCGTTAATTTTTGTGACTCTGATAGTCCAAAGACATTGTTACATTCATCAAGCTTTTTAAAAATGTATTCGACATCACTCTTGAAATCGGGAAAGTAAAGCTTTACCAATACATCCACCGTCCCGTGCGTTGATGCATTGATTTTTTCTCTTATTACTTCATCTAGTTTTTCTCCAGATGTAGCCCCCTGCAGAAAGCCTAATCTTGCCGAATAGAAAAAATATATTTCTTTCTGCCATTTCGTTAACGCAAGAAAAGTATCCTCACCTTTTTCTCGGAGAAGCTTTTTTGATTCTTTCACACTCTCCAAACTAACTTGCTTATCCCATCTTTTTTCAGCAAACCGATTTGTGAGGAGTGAACCTCCAAGGGCACCAATCAACCCGGCAAGCCCTGTAATAACGGCTGGCCATGGTATTTGGGTTGCAACTTCGACGGTAGTTTTATCCATAATTACCCCATTCAAATGAATGGTAAGTTAATGCAGGTCTGATTTGTTGTCGAGATTTTTAATCGCCCTGAGCTGATTGCTACAATCTTCCAGAGCGCCCTACATCAGCGAATTGATAACTGCACTATCCGCATATGTCATCCCCTTTGGTACGTCAGGAAACCGGGGCAGATCCGCTAGGTAGCCTTTTGCTCACCTCTCGGTAATGCGCCACACGCTCACGGAAGTATTCACGTAAATGCTCAGGCTGCTATCGCTCCACCTGGGTTTTATGTAGCCATATCAAACGGTTTTGCTTCTCTAACTAAGCTGGCAGATATCGTCCTTCTTTACATCCTCCACAAATCCCCCGCAATAAAATAATCGCAACATCAACCACATATCTCGGCGTTGCCCCGCCATTACCGTCTTACCAGCTACCGAGATGCGATCACCTCCTATAGGAGCAACCTTGTAGGAGGTTGCTTTGCGCATTACACAGCACCTGGAAAGATGCTCTGTGATTGGCAATAAAAAACCTCCTGGAGGCGGCTTAGATAGCGTTCTTGATACCGTTCAAAGTTTCAGTGCTTATTTTTATTTTTATTTCCCTCCCCGTTGCCAAGGTAGCATAAGCCTTAATTTTCTTTACATCACCCTGATTTGAATTTATTAACTTTTTAAAGTCTGTTTCCCACGTTGATTTATCATGAAATGGTGCAAAAAAAACAGCATTCTCTCCGTGTTCAATTCTTTTTGGTAATTCCGACGATACCCCATGAGTGAAACTCATATATTTGTTATTTTTCCCGCCGAACTCCCAATGAATTGACACGACCATTATTGGCAAGAGTCCCAAGTTTGATACATGGTAGAACTCTCCGCGAAAAATGTGACCATCATACATGCGATCTCCTACATATATCGAAGTCTCTATATGAGTGACGGGTTTACGACTGGCGATGTAAAGCGATGTGACAACTGCAAAAAAGGTTGCCATTCCTGAAATCCACGTTCCTATAGTCATCCAAAACGTCCAGTCCGCCGTTTCTTTTGCCGCGGCTAGTGCCTCTTTAGCCACGAAAAGTGACTCTAAAGCGATAATGTCTGTATCCATACAACCCTCTCGATGTGATGTCCAGGATTGTATCGCATAATCTAACATCCGAGATATAGGCCGTCTCTCCGGTTGTCACGCCGTTTCTACTACCACGGCTGATGTTTCCGCCATGAACGCCCCTATTTCGCTGGGTATTAACCGTTTTTGATTTCCTTCCCCCGCTCAACGTGAGGAACCCGGGTCATAGCTAAAGTGGGAGAACGACGACGACTCGGCGCTTTTGGAAGATCACTTCTTTGGTAATCCAGCACGCCAGGCGTTCAGCGTGGCAATTCTGCTGGCACAAATTTGCAGTGAGGTTTGCAGCACCAACGTGTAGCTGAGTACATCACCCCAGGTATCACCCTGCAGTTGTGGTTGAGCACATGGGGTGAATACGGACTCAGGGGGTAACAGTACGACCTGTTGTGATGCCGGTGGCAGCGTTTTGCTGCAGGAGGTCAATAACAGCGGTAGGCATAGGACTATTGCCACATTTATCGTTTTTAAGTGCTTCACGTAATGCCCTCTGGTAGCGTTCACCCTGCTGGCGCAGTTGCTGATTATTCTTTTGCTGTTCGGCCATCAGCTTGCGGTTACGGGCGTCCTGTTCCTGCATGGTGGCAATCAGTCCTGACTGCTGCGCCAGCGCCTCTTTCTGTTGCTTAACCTTCTCACCTGCCTCTACCGCATTACCGTGGAAGTAAAAAGCCAGCTTTCCTACAACAATCAAAGCCACGAGTAGTAAGCCGATCGCCATCGTGCGAAAACTGAATGAGGTGTTCATGACAAAAACAACTCACGTTCTGCCGCCCTACGCATTACCAAGCCGTTCAGTTTCACGCCACCAGCATTCACCCATCTGCCGAACTCATTAGCAGCGTTCTGCTTGTCACCTACATTCAGTTTTTGCAGCAGCGTTGAAATACTCAACGATCGCAATCCGAGGTTAATTGCGTCCGCCACTGGTTTTTGCCCAACTGATGCAAGGCGTTTGAGAATTAAGCCTTCCATTTCAACTGGCTTGAGTTTTGGTAGTTCAGACTTGCGTGCTATTGCATTGTTTTCCATTGATAATTGTCCTTGTTAAGCAGCAGTTAGCTCCGGCCAAATCTTTTGCCAATCATCTGGACGAAGATCCCGCCGAGTAACCTTGCCGTTTGTTGCTGTTTCGATCTCAACGCAACGCGCAGGTGAAATAGAGCACCGGCCAGAAGCCATCTGAGATAAGTAGGAACTGGATACGAACAAACGCTCCGCAAGCTTCTTCGTCTCTCCTCGCTCTAGTTCGTCGATGTATTGCTTTAGTTGCATAGGTCACCTCATAAGTTAATTGAAGTTTATTGAACGCTAAACTAAACGTCAAGTATTTGCTTGTTTAGTAACTACTAAGCAGAATGGGAAAATGAATACGACAGAGAATCGGCGTGAACGCCTGAAGGCTTGGTTCGCAGATAAGACGCTACCAGCCAATGAAAAGAGCTACCTATCACAACTGATGACGGGTAAGGCTTCTTTTGGTGAAAGAGCGGCAAGACGCCTTGAAACAACTTATGGAATGCCTGCAGGCTTTCTAGATGACGTCAGTGACGCCCGATTAGCACAGCAGGAAGTCGCTAATTACAGAATTGAAGTTCTTGACGTTCAGGCCAGCGCTGGGCCAGGAGTAATTAATAGCGAAGTGGTTCAGACAATACGTTCGATTGAATACACCGATGAACATGCATTGCAGATGTTCGGCGGAAAACAAGCATCACAGGTAAAGATGATAACCGTAGATGGTGACAGCATGGCTGGCACGATTGAGCTCGGGGATGCGATCTTTGTTGACGTGAGCAAAGACTATTTCAGTGGAGACGGCATCTATGTGTTCCTGTACAAAAACCATCTTCATGTGAAAAGACTTCAAATGCTGCCTGATCACCTGCTTGTCCACTCAGATAACGCGCAGTATAGCGACTGGGTGATCACCGAAGAGAACGAGCACAAGCTGAAGGTCATAGGTAGAGTGCTGTTGAGTCAGTCTCAGGCATTCAAACGCCACGGGTAGCAATAAACAACGAGAACAGCATGAAAATTGGGTACCTCTTCCCTGTATCTATCATCATCACAGCAGTTGTGCTGCTGGCTTGGTTCATCATTGGTGGGTATGCGATGCCCGCTTAGGATGGGGCTGATGAGCTGAGCAAGGAGGAAATATGGCATTTAACGATTTAGAGTTTCACACAGTCAAAACGGAAGTTGAAAAGTTTGCTCGTTGATGGCACGTAAACGCATCGAGGGGGGTGGTTGCTTTTCGTAACGACAGGGGACATAATTCGTACAATTACCACCCTATCAGGAGGCGTTATGTTCAAGAAAACTTTGAAAAAGATCAAAGAGTTGCGATCAGATTCGCACAGCGTTGATACAGAAGAAATGCAAAGTTTTTTGAGCGACATTGAAGCCATTGAAAAGGAAATTGCTAACAAAAAAGCGATTATAAAACAGGAGCATGAAGATGGGGCAAGAATCACAAGCCATAGATTCACTTTATGATTTTCTTTACGTAGACCGTGAGCGTGCAAGCTCTTTAACTGCACAACTTTATGGTCCCGGTGTTGTAACTACAGTTAAGCAAATTACTACCGATGGTGATAAGTCGTCTAAAGGCGTTGGCTTTGATGTAAAAATACTCAAAGGCAAAGCATCTGTTGAAGAAGCTATAAGCAGAACGCAAGAAAGGCATTTTGATGCATCTTGGTCCTTACCTATCAATCTTTTGGATAAGTTGTCAGAATCAGGGTTGATACATAGAGGACTCAATGGCGAAAGGCTAGGTAGTACAGTTCTCGTCCAAGGTCGCATGCGTATCTTCGATATATCAATGGTCCAAAAAACCATGCCGTTTATTGGCAAGCTTTTTCAAAATGACCAACCAAATCTTCCCCCAAAAGCCAAAAAAAAATCTAATTCTAATACCGATGATATCTTAGTGGCCCCTGGCATAACGTTAGGTATGGTTGGCGATTTACTAAACGTAATCCCCAATACCCTACAAGTAGATTTCATTGATGATCAAAGCCATACAATTTGGATGACCATTAATAAAGATTACTTGACCATAAATCCGGATGATATGGCGCTAAAATATGGGGGCACAATTCCTGGCGAATGGTATGTGATAGGATTAATTGATGCATTACCAATGATGTCACAAAATGAATCCTCCCCACCTGTATTTCCAGACAATCCTTTAAAAAATGGATTAACAACTATGCTTGATAGCATCAAGGATATGGCTGGAAGAGACAACAATTCTTATGGAATGACGCCATTAATTATTTTCAGAAAAATAAATTAGACATTAATTAATGTCTTCTCTATTAAACTTAGAGATAATTTATTTAACCCGGCCACCGAGCCGGGTTTTTTGTGCCCTACTTCTCCGGCCCATCATCTAGCTGCTCTATAGCCAGCTTTATCGACAGATTCGACTCGCCCGTTTGCTCCATAATCTGCCAATGTATGCGCTTAAGCTGATAAACCACATGCGCACGGCTTATCTCATCGCCGTTCTGTGCCAACATCAAACAAGACTACCCACTATCCTGCATGCTTAGTCATAAACCAGATCAGAATCTGGGTTTGCCATAGTCTCTTCCGTACAAATTTCACTCAAAAAACACCCATATCCCGTCCTAGTCAATCCCTTCAAGTAAATTCCAAAAACTAAATTCTCTAAACACTCAATTAGTTAACGATTAACAACGCCTTTATGTTTAGTGTTTACTTGACGATAAAGTTTATTATTTATTAAACTCATTCCATCGACAGCAACAACGTCACCCCAAACCACCGGGACGCTCTTTAACAATCAGAACCGCATGACAGGCCAACCGCCGCGCCCTGGCAAAACGAAATAGCGCCGGTACGGATACCAGGCAGGTAGGTGAGTCGCTTGAGGGCAATAGCTTACGGAGAGGATTACGCAGTGGAAGGCTGACAGGTCATGCAATCAAGCTTCGAGAGCCTGACTCATTCAACAGGCGAACAGCTGGAGGACTGCATCATGTAGTGAATAAACGGGACGACCGTAAATACCGGCCACCCGAATCAGCGGTAAGGGGCCAAGTTCCCCCGGCGACGGAGTGAGGGAAAGGTGGCGATAAGCATCACGCAGTTCCGATTGGCGACCGGTTAACGCATCAATCAGCCTAAAAATGACAAGTGGATTTACCCTGCCGTTGCCAGTTTGGGGCGGCAGGCATAAAACCACTAAATACTACGAACAACTATATGCAAATGATGCAGTCAGCCAACCAATTGACTGTCGGTATAGGTTAGAGCACCCCGTTCAGAAGTTTATCGACTGCTGCTTGTCTCGCTGAAATAGTCTTCTCTGATTCAGCGCTACCATAAGTATTCAAATTGGTTACAGCTCGGATGATGTCGGCTTTGACGGAGAATTTTTTGTCTGCTGGCAGCTCCCTAATCAACTGAGTAACCGCGAACCTCAAAACATCATTTTCAGCGGCAAGCTTATCAAGCTGACTGGAGATGTTAGCTAGCACCATATCGTTAACTGAAGACATACAAACATTCCTTATTTTGGCTGTGGAATCACCAGTCTATCTGATTTCCTCTGGCTGTGGAAAGTGAGGACACCTTGCCGCCTGAGAGGGTTAAAAATGCAGGTATACCCCAACACCCACCGTGCCCTACTGGGCGTACTGAGGCAATCATGAGCTTAAACGGATGGAAGGCGCTGACATACAGCGTCGTTATCGGCCTGTTTCTGTGGGCCACTACCATTGCAGGCTGCGTCTACATCGCCGGTTAGTCGGCGTCTCACTTATCTGGTGGCGCATCGTTCCGGTTCTAATTTTAACCCACACAGTATAAATCCCCGGTTCGGCGCGCCACCAGGTGCGTGAGAAATCACAAGCCTGCTCAGTACCACTTCCCTTGCCATCCTTTGCCCCGCTATCCGGGGCTCTTTTTTACATCAATAAAGGCCACTGCCCTGCTCCAGAGTGCTGGAACCGTAGGGAAACCGAGCGCGCGCATCAACTCAGGCAGTGCCTTTACCCATGTAATTTTCATTGAGAGGACATGTTATGCAAACCATTACCGAAACAGCTTGCACGCATTGCGGAAAGCTTCGCGATAGAACAAGTCTCAAGTTCGTGACCATTCAACGCTGGAAAGACGGCAGATATAAAAACGAGAGCATTCTGGTGTGTACAGACACCTGCTCCAACTTCCTCACCACCCGCAACGACATCAAAGTCCTGCGTCGTCGCCTGCATACTCAGCAGCGGAGGCCAGTATGGTAACTCTCAACGCTCGCATCCAGCATAAGTATGACCTCACCGGGGGCGACTTCGCCCCTAAGCGCCATCACGGCAAACACCTCTTCTATCTGCTTATTTTGACCCTGTGCCTGCTCACTGCTGGCGCTGTCTGGAGTTAATCATGGAAAAGAAACCTCTCCCGCCGAGCCTCTGCGAACCCCGTTACCACATTGGCACCGTTGTTAATTACTCCGATCACCGGGGTAAGGATGTACAGGGCCAGATAGTCAGCGCCTGCGCACGTTGGACGGGCTTTAAGGACGGCACGGCGTATGTCCTGACCTATGGCATTACCCACCCTTCCAGTCCTCGTTTGCAGCATCACAGTGAAAGCACAATCCACGGAGAGGTTGAATAACCGATGGCTAACTCATTTAAGCAGATGGCAAAGGACGGCACGATAAAGCGTCCTGATGGGCGCATGACTATGAACCTGGACGATATACACGTTCAGGACGGTTTTAACAAGCGCGTGGAGAACGAACACACCCTTGCAGAAGATGAAAAACTCTTTCAGCACCTGATGAGCGGTAAGCCAGTGCCGCCGCTTGAAGTAAGGGTTCGCGATGAAGGCGGTGTTTGGGTTGTTGAAGGCCATCGCCGTCGCCGTGCATATAGTCGCTGTCGTGACGCTGGTAAGCCGATAGAACGCATACAGATAATTCAATTCACCGGGAACGATGTAGAGCGTATCGCTCGAATCATGAACAGCAACACCCAGTTGCCGCTATCCCCTTATGAGCAATCGCTCGTCGTGAAAGAGCTGGCAGGGTTCAACCTTTCTCCTGATGAAATCGCTGCCCTAGTCGGCAAGAGCCGCGCAACGGTCGATAAGCTGCTGGCATTCAGCCAGGCAAATCACGACGTTCAGACGCTCGTTAGAGAAGGCTCCGTTGCCGTTGACGCCGCAGTAGACCGTGTGAAAGAGCACGGCGAAGCAGCGGGGAAAGTGCTTGCCGGTGACGTCGAAAAGGCAAAGAAGGCGGGCAAGAAGAAGGTTACCAAGTCCTTTATCACTCCCCTATTCAGCGCCACCCGCGCACGCAGATTATGCGAACTGCTCTATGACGCCTCGCCAATGCTACGAGAAGAGGGTGACGTTCTGCTGCTCTTGCCGGGAACCAGAGAGGAAATAAACAAAATCCTCAACGAATACCGGCAACAGAACCCAGCCCAGGAGGCCATCGATGATCAAGCGATTTAACCCTGACTTTTCGCTGAGCATTTCCCATGAACTCGCTTATATGCGTGAAACCCCGGAGGGCGGCTACGTGGCACACGGTGACTATGCAACGTTGTTTTCTGAACTGGAATTGGTGAAGGCTGATCGCGATGCGCAGCAGAAACGAGCCGATGCGCTGGCTGTGGAGAATGCGGAGTTGAATAGTGGATGCGGATTTTTCGCATACGACCCAGACAATGGCTTTGAGGAGTTCAAAACCAAGGAAGAAGCCATTGCAGCAGCTGAATCCTACATTGACTACTACCGCGGCGAGGCATGCGATGGCTGGCCGGATGAGGTTGCTCAAGTGTCCTGGGGGATCATCATGCAGGAATCAACCAGGGTTAACGAGCGACCGCGCACCAATGATGATAGTTGCGATCCGGCCATTGAGACGGTTTGCGACTATGCGCTGCTGCCGAATATCGAAACCCCAGCCACCTCCGCCGCCCTTGCAGCTATCGAAGCGCGGGGAGCAATTGCAGCTATTGAAAGTCTCATCGGCAAAAAGAAAAGAGCGCTCGCTGAAATGCACCCTGATACCCACGCATACGGTGCAACAGAGGTGATCATTCGCAACCAGATCCGCGATTTGGAATCGTTCGCCATCGAGCTGCGGGAGGCCAAATGAGTTTCTACAAAATCAACACACCGGCAGCTATCGCTGCTTGGGATGCAATGAAGCTGGCTGATTCTGAACTTCGGAAACAAGGCACTGCGTTCGCCGAATTGTTTGGTGCTCGCCCTGTATTTAAAAATGACGTTACCAGCACGTCATTCCACGGAGTTCGTTTTCACGGCACTACGTATGTTTCCGCGTCTCTGTGGACACAACCTACCAGCAATATGAATAGACCCGGATTTCCTAGACGGTTCCGTGCCTCATGAACCAGGCACTTTCATAAACTGCAGGGGGTTGATCCTCACAGGCACTGTGGCGGCGTTTAGCATTATAAAACATCTCTACATAATCGAAGATATCCGCCTTCGCGTCTTCTCTGTTTTTATAGATCCGTTTCTTTATGCGTTCCCGTTTTAGCAACTGGAAAAAGCTTTCTGCCACTGCGTTGTCATGGCAATTACCCCGACGACTCATGCTGCTTTTCAAATTGTGAGATGCCATAAAATGCTGGCACCTTTCGCTGGTATATTGAGAACCCTGATCTGAATGGATTAATACTTCTGCTGTTGGTTTACGTCGCCATACCGCCATCAATAATGCATCCATCACTAACTCAGCAGTCATTCGTCCTCCCATGCTCCAGCCTATAACCCGACGTGAGAAGAGATCGAGAACAACAGCCAGATATAACCAGCCTTCATGCGTCCTTATATAGGTCATGTCACTCACCCAATGCGTATTTGGAGTTGGGACAATGAACTGTCGCTCAAGGTAATTAGGGCTGGCTACCGAAGGTTTTCCACCACCGTAGTAACGTCGTTTTCGATATCCGGTCTGGGATGCTAATTCAGCGAGCCTCATTAACCGCGCAACCCTGTTACGTCCGGCGCGTTCACCCAGGTCTTTCATATCGAGCCAGATTTTCCGGTAACCATAAACCGTACCACTTTCAAGCCACAGTTGCTTAATGAGGCCAGTCTGACGTTCGTCCTGTCGGGCGCGCAACGATTCTGGCTGCTTTAGCCACTGGTAATAGCCGCTGTAATGAAGGCCAAGAACCAGGCATAGGCGGCGTACAGGGTAAAATGGCGACATTTTTTTAATGAAGGCGTACTTCAGCCGGATGTTCTTGCAAAGTACGCGGCGGCCTTTTTTAAAATATCTCGCTCTTCAGTAACCCGCTTAAGTTCTTGCCTGAGACGTTTTACTTCAAGCTGGATAGCATCATCCTGCTTGCGTTGGGGTTCAGGTTTTTGGTAACGCTTAACCCAGGCATAAAGGCTGTTAGTCGACACCCCAAGTCGGGAGGCGACCTCGGATACGGGATATCCCTGCTCAGTGACCTGCTTTACGGCTTCAATTTTGAATTCTTCAGTGAAATTTTTGGCTGACATAAACACTCCTTCATTAAGCCTCTATTATGAGGCAAAAAAGTGTCTATAAAACCCGGGTCTATTCAAACCTGTGGACCTTCTACGCCAAAAATTTGCAATGAAATCCTTGCCAGAGGTTGATGCCAGAGACATCGCTTCGTTGTTGGATGAGTACACAGATGCCGGACAGCCACGTATGGGTCAGGTTGTTCGCTCAGTGCTGATCGACGTATTCAAAGAGGCTCAGCATGTTGGTGAGGTTCCGCCTGGCTACAATCCTGCGCTTGCCACAAAGCAACCACGCAGGAAGATCACGAGGCAGCGCTTGAGTTTAGAGGAGTGGCAGAAGATTTTCGATATTGCTGATAAACAGCATCGGTACATGGGCAATGCAATGCTGTTGGCCGTAGTTACAGGACAGCGCTTAGGTGACATTTCAGCAATGAAATTCAGCGATATCTGGGATGATCACTTACATGTTTTGCAGGAGAAAACTGGTGCAAAGTTGGCACTGCCTCTTTCTCTTCGTTGCGATGCTTTGAACACAAGCTTACGTGAGGTTATCTCGCGTTGCCGAGATTATGCTGTCAGTCAGTATCTTGTACATTACTTCCGTTCGACATCAATGGCACAACGTGGTGCCAAAGTACCAGGAAATACGCTGACAACCAATTTTAGCAAAGCCAGGGATAAAACCGATATTGATTGGGGAGAAGGCACACCAGCAACGTTTCATGAACAACGATCGCTTGCTGAAAGACTGTATAAGTCCCAAGGGGTAAACACACAGATACTTCTGGGCCACAAAACGCAGTCTCAGACTGACCGTTATCATGATGACAGAGGGAAGGAGTGGATAAAAGTGAGTTGTTAG